CGCATGTTCCATATTGTTGCGTGACATGACAAATTTCCGCAATTTCCAGCGATCTTCGCCGGATACAGTGCGATCAGGTAGTGCGAGCACATTTGATCCCCATATCATGGGTAAAGATGTGCTCCTAGATGGTGAGCCTCATAAGAAGAGTCCCATCAACTATATGCCTGTTGGTTCTCAGATTCAGTGGATAGGCAATTGTGTTGGCCATTCCACGTTTAAGTCTGAGTTCAAAGTTACGCCTATGTCGCAGTACGTCACTGAGTTCATGGATTTTCCGAACATATACTGTGCTCCAGTTATCAGCCCTCAGTGGGAAGGATGGCAAAAGTGTTTGGCCAATTTAGCCACACCGTCTGAACCTTTCCCTGTTTCCCTGTTGCAGATAGCAATAGAAGACTATATTAAGCCTTTACGCACTCTGTTTCAGAACAAGTTGTGGCGGGACACGCGTCCCCTCACTGACATGGAAAATATGAATGGTATTCCAGGACGCAAGTTCATTGACAGGATAAAGCTCAACACCGCAATTGGGTTCCCTTTTACTGGACCCAAGTCTAGGTATGTTATAGAGTTAGACCCTGTCGAGCCTTATACGAAGATTGTCGAATTCAATGCCGACATCAAGGAAAGGATAGACAAGGTATTCGAGAGGTACAAGAACGGAGAACGAGCTTATGTAATAGCCAAAGCGTGTAAGAAGGATGAAATCCTCACAAAGAGGAAAAACAGAATTTTCTATGCGAATGCTGCCCCGTTAACATTTCTCATTCGGAGGTATTATTTGCCACTCATTAGAGTGATGCAAATGAACCCTCTGTTGTGTGAATGTGCCGTTGGCATTAATAGCCACGGTTCAGAATGGCAGCAGCTCCATGAATACTTGCACCAGTATGGCGAAGACAGACTGTTTGGGGGAGACTATAGCAAATACGACCAGAAATTGCCAGCGCAATTGCTTATGGCAGCGTTTAAAGTTCTGATCAGTTTGGCTAAAGAATTGCCTGCTTACACAGAAGACGATATCAAGGTTATGGAAGCCATGACGTCGGACGTTGTGTACGCTATTATTGCGTTTAATGGCGATTTGATTTCCCTCTCCTCAGGGGGACACATTTCAGGAAACTCACTGACCGTTATCATCAATGGTATATGTGGGAGTTTGAATGTTCGTTGTGCGTTCTTCGACAAATTTCCAGATCACACCAACTTCAGGCACTATGTCAATTTAATCACGTATGGTGATGACAATGCTGCGTGCACACGACCAGGAATTGAGTTTGGAACACTAACCATCTCAAAGTTTCTGGCGAAGTACGGGCAAACGTACACCAGACCTGATAAGAAGGAAGCGACATCAGAGTTTTTAGAACCTGAACACTTTGACTTTATTAAGAGAAAGAGTGTTTACATTCCAGAGATTGGCCACAATGTTGGTGCGTTGGATGACACTTCGTGTGCCAAAATGCTACATTGTATCTTACATTCCAAGAGTTCAGCTTTGAGCGAAAACGAGGCATGTATGGCGAACATTGGAGCGGCAGCGCGAGAATGGTTTAATCACGGACGTGAGGTTTATGATATCCGTGTTGACCAGCTACGGAGGGTAGCGAAAGCAGCAAATCTTTATTGTCTTGTTGAAAAGGAGTTGGACCTCACCTTTGACGATAGAGTGACTATGTGGAAACAAAATTATGATCCAGATAGTTTGGAAGGCGTCGCATATGCCTCTTAAAGTGCACCCCGTTTCATCGATGGGGTTCCAGTGTAAAGTTGAATAGATGTCTCTGTGTATGGTTACGATATATGTTTACGTTTTATTGTTTTTGTGTTAATGTGTAGACGCTTCATAGAGGAAACAATACCCGCGAGGGTACTCGTATTTACGAGAGGGATTGGATCCCGATCAACAAACAATACCAGTGGACGTTTAATCGGGCGTCCATTGTTTCATATAAAATAGATTAGTAAAAATGTAATAAAAGAAAGAAAAGAAAAA